ATTAATGCAGATGGACAAGTTTTTGTTAGTCATCTAGCAGGTGGCACTATTGCATGGTTTCAACTAGTCGGTACTCCAATGGACACAGCTGGTTTAAATGATGCTACACATGTTCAAGAACTAGTAGCAAGTCTTTCATACTTAGCTAGTCCATGGACACCATTAACTTATACATATTCAGCAACAGCACCTTACAGTGATCCACGTGATGGCACATTATGGTATTACAGCGACCCATTAGTAGCTGACATCATGATTAATGACGGAGCAGGTTGGAAAGGTTATCGTAACGTAGCCAATGATGCACGTGGTGCTGACTTAACAGCAACAGATCCAAATGGTCCAATTTTTTCAGCTAGCCAACCACTTACACAAAGTGATGGTACAAGCCAATTAGTAGCTGGTGATTTATGGATTAGCACAAGTGACGCTGATCTTGCTAATTATCCTGTTATCTATCGTTACACAACAACTAATGGTGGTGGTGGTGCAGTAAATAATTGGGTTCTTATCGATAATGCAGATGACGTCAGTGCCGACGGTATCGTATTCGCAGATGCACGTTGGTCAGCTACAGGCAACGTTGATGTTATTACAGGTAGCTTACCAACTATTTCTAGTTTGATCACTAGCAATTATAAAGATCCAGATTGTCCAGCATATCAACTATATGCTCGTGGTACACTATTGTTTAACACTCGTCGTTCAGGCTACAATGTTAAACGCTTTGAAAGCGAAGGTTTTACAAGTGCTCAACTAGCAACAGTTACTGGTACAGAAACTGCAACATGGTTCACACAAAGCGGTGTTGATCCTACAACAGCAGTTCCATACTTTGGTTCTAAAGCACAACGTTCAACAGTTGTTGAGGCACTTAAATCAGCTATTGCTTCTAGCACAGCACTACGTGAAGAACAGACACAGTTTAACTTGATTTGCTGCCCAGGATACCCAGAACTAATCCAAGACATGATCACCTTAAACAATGATCGCACTAACACTGCATTTATCATTGGTGATAGTCCAATAGATTTACCAAGTGATTCAACGACACTCAATGCTTGGGCTAATAACACTAACCTAGCAGTAGACAATGGCGAAGAAGGCCTAGTAAGTAACAGTGAATACCTAGGTGTTTACTATCCAAGCGGTCTAGCTACTAACTTAGATGGTGAAAGTGTTGTAGTTCCTCCAAGTCATATGATGTTAAGAACGATCATCCGTTCAGATGCAGTGAGCTATCCATGGTTTGCACCAGCTGGTGTACGTCGTGGTCTAATAGATAACGTTACAGCCATTGGTTATGTAGATACCTCAGACAACAATACATTTAAGAGTATCGGCGTAACGGTTGGTCTACGTGATGTATTATATCGTGACAGAGTAAATCCGATAACAATTCTACCTGGTGTTGGCTTAGTAGCTTATGGTCAAAAAACAAGAGCAGCACAGGCAAGTGCAATGGATCGTATCAACGTAGCTCGTCTAGTGGTATACTTAAGAACTGTTCTAGCTCGTATAGCAAGCCCATTTATATTTGAACCAAACGATACGATTACACGTAGCCAGGTTGCATCAGCATTCAACGCTGTATTCAACGACCTAGTTGCTAAACGTGCAATCTATGACTATTTGGTAGTTTGCGACGAAACTAACAACACACCTATCAGAATTGATAACAATGAGTTGTGGATTGATATTGCAATACAACCAGTTAAAGCGATTGAGTTTATTTACATTCCAGTTCGTTTGCAAAACACTGGTGCGGCTTTGACTATTAATTAATATACGCACTTAATGGGAGGAGCAATCCTCCCCAAGCGTTAGGTAAAAAAAAATAAATACTTATATAGTATTAAAAGGAAAATAAGATGTCAGTAGCATCATTAACAAATTTTACAGTACCGTTAAGTACTAACCAAAGCGCAAGTAGCCAAGGGTTACTAATGCCAAAATTAAAGTTCCGCTTTCGCGTGACTTTCTTGAATTTTGGTGTTACACAACCTACTACTGAGCTGACCAAACAGGTTATGGAGTTCAAGCGTCCAAGCGTGAGTTTTGACCCTATTGAAATTCCTATCTACAACAGCAAAGTTTATCTAGCTGGTAAACCTACCTGGGCTGAAGTAACTTGCCAACTACGTGATGATTCGGGCGGTGAAGTCAGCAAACGTGTTGGTGAACAGATGCAGAAACAATATGACTTCTTTGAACAAAGTTCTGCTAGTTCAGGTATTGACTACAAATTTATAACATTACTTGAAATCCTTGATGGTGGTAATGGTACTAACACACCTAACATTCTCGAGACTTGGGAATTATATGGTTGCTATCTAAGCACAACAGATTATATGGATGTTAACTATGCTACAAATGATCCAGTGACTATTGCATTAACTATCCGTTACGATAACGCACTACAAACACCTACAGGATCTGGCATTGGTGCTACACTAACAAGAACACTAGGCACAGTAATCACTGGTTAACCCAGACGAAACAACTCAAAAAGCTCGGCGTAAAAAACCGAGCTTTTTTTTCCGGATAAATATATAAAACGGAAAGGCTTATGTCACAAAACAATATCTTCGGCGATATATTACAGTCAATAGCACCTAATAGAAATATTCGCGATTACCAACATGCCGCACGAACTTTTATTGATGGATTATACAGACTTAGTCCTAAATTAAATAATCTATTCCATGTGTTCATTGATGTTAATCAAAATATAGCCAATATCGATCAGCTAAGTCAAATTGAAACAGGTTTGATGGCCAAACAGGTACAGTTACCTAAGTTTACTGTTGCCACTAAAACACATAATGCATACAATAGAAAAACTATCCAACAGGAAAAAGTTACATATGATCCAGTTACTATTACCTTCCATGATGACAGTGCTGATATAGTCCGTAAGTTTTGGTATAATTACTATAGTTACTACTATAGAGACAGTGATTATCCTATTGAGAATTTTAAAGATGACAGCAAGTATAAACAGCGACAACAACAAAATTGGGGTTACAGTCCCAAGACTGATCTAGCTGGCAACATTCCGTTTATCACCAGCATAAGGATTTATAGTCTACATCAAAAACGTTTCAGCAGTTATACACTAATGCGTCCAATGATACAAATTTTTCAACACGGTCAACACGAATCTGGTGCGTATGCTCCATTGGAACATTCAATGACAGTGAACTATGAATCTGTGTTATATGACACAGGACCTGTAAGTAATGGCACAGTATTGGGCTTTGCTGAAGTCCATTATGATCAAACCTCAAGTCCATTACGTAATCTCGGCGCACTTATTGGTGCTGGCGGCAGTATCCTAAACAGTATCGAAAATGGCGATTTGGGCAGCACAGTGCAGAATGTAATAAATGCCACAAACATACTTACAGGAACAAATACACAACTTAAACAAGCACCTGCATTAGATCTGAGCCAGATAGGTGAAAGTATTATGAAAGGTCGTAATCCGTTGAGCAGTATTTTCGTGCCAACCAGCGGATCAGTTCAACAAGGTATCAGTAAAGCTACTTCTGGTATTTTTGGTGCAAGCAATCAAGGTCGAACAGACGTATAAGGATAAAGAATATGTCAGCTACATCAGGAAATCTACCAACCGGAAACGGCACAAGTCAAACTCAACAGTATTTTAACAATTTCTATGTGCAACAATCAACTGTCGGGCCTGGCGAAAATGATGCTGTGGTCGCTTATTTCCAGATGATCACTGGAGACAAGGAAACAGGAAAAACTCTTGCAGGTGCTGTTGTGTATACTTGTATTCAACAGAGTTTAGATCCATTGGCAGTAGTTGAACAGTTGAAAAAATTCAGCGATAAAAATAGACTAACAAGTCCGACTTATTCTAGTGAAACCAACAAAGACGCAGTTGATACTGATGTATATAATTCTCAAACAGGAACTTGGTCTAGCAGCGGTAATCAATACGCCAAACCAGGACCCAGCGTTCCTTACAATAATCTCAGTGAACTAGACGCATACTTGACCATGTTACTTAATCTCAATCGCGTAGGCACCAGCCTATTAGGATTAACTAATAGGCCTCGCACCGGCAAATACATACAAAGAACCATACTCGCATAATGGCCAAATACGCTAACGGAAAATACACAGTTAAAAATCCAGAAAAATATATGGGAAAACGCACACCCACTTATCGTAGTAGTTGGGAATTTGCTTTTATGAATTTTTGCGATAATAATCCAGCAGTGTTAAATTGGACCAGTGAAAGTGTTAAGATTCCTTATTATAATCCAGTTAGCGGTAAGAATACTATCTATGTCCCAGATTTCCTAATAGTCTATGTAGACGCTAATCAAAAACAACACACAGAAGTAGTAGAAGTTAAACCCTCAACAGAAACCACTATGGAATCAGCCCGCAGTTATCGTGATAAGCTCAGCGTAGCAATCAATATGGCCAAGTGGGCTGCAGCCGACAGCTGGGCCCGTGCCAATAACATGCGCTTTAGAGTAGTTACCGAATACGATATCTTCAAAAATCAGAAGCGGTAAATACTGCTACTATGACACAAAAACTAGAAGAACTATTTAACCTACCACCTTCTGATGCTACAACCCCAGAAGAAGCCAAATCCAGCATTGAAGAAAATCGTGCTATCATCAAAGAAGTAGATCTAGCCATTGATAAGATTGATGCCGCACTTCCCTACGTAAACGACCTAGACATCAGCGATCGAGAGCTAGATGATCTCAGCGATCTTGCTAAAGAAAAATTCCAGGACCTAATTGATCTAGGCATGAACGTTGAAGCACGCTTCAGCGGACACATCCTAGCCACAGCAGGCACCCTGCTAGGACATGCTATTACAGCCAAGCAAGCCAAGCTAGATAAAAAGCTACGTATGGTTGATTTACAGCTTAAAAAGGCCCGTTTAGATGCACAAATAGCCAAAGACAGCACTAAAACAGACGGTGATAAGATCATTGATGCCGAAGATGGCCGCGCAGTAGTATTGGATCGCAACGAATTGCTCAAGCAAATCTTGGGTAAATCTGATAAATAACACTAATAGGACATAAACATATGAAAAACTTTTTAAAATATCTTTCAGAAGTTCAAAAAACTTATGAATTCCGTATCAAACTCGCTAATTGCGACCCAGCAGATAAATTAGATGGTCTTAAAGTTGGTCTTGCAAAATACGCTGTAGAAAGCGTCAGTGCTGCCAAACGCCTACCAATAAAAGCCAATGACATCGATTTCCCAAGCATTCCTAATTGTGAAGTATACATCATGGATGCAGTATTGAAGTATCCAGTGAATGATGCACAATTACGTAGTATCGTCGCTGAACGCCTAGGTTGCCCTGCAGCCAGTGTGGTAGTGGTTCCTAAATATAACCCAGAAGAAATCTGGCGTTGGAACATAGATGGCGAAAGCGAAATTAAAGAATATAAACAAGGCGATGCAGAATTAACAAAACCTTATCCAGCACCCGATGCAGATCAAAAAGCCGCAAGCAAGGCCTATGCTGGTGCAGAAACTATCCTTAAAGAATTAAACAAAACACCTAAAGTTAAAATTGAAGGCAATGAATCTGCTGATGGTAAAACATTAAATGATGTAGCGCCTGGCGAATTAAGCCCAGTAGGTAGCAAACAAAACACTATCCCAAATCCAAAAGGGTAGTATGAGCGAGAATATCTACGATATCCTAGCTAAGTTTCCAAAGGACATGCCAACAAGTTCTATGGAACCTGAACCTCTATACGAAAACGTAGATCCTCGTAACGACTTACTAGAAGATGTCCGTAAATTAGAAGAAAAATTCTACAAGTATAAAGACACTCCTCAAGTTTCAACTGACAAAACCGATGACTCGTCAGATTTCAAGATAGCCAAAGCCAAGAGAGAATTACAGTTAGCCATGGCAGAATATCCTGAAGCTAGTAGCCCCACAGAAGCATTAGTGGCACGTATGGGGGATCAGGCCGAAGAAACCAAACGAGTAGTTGATACAGCCAAAACAACCATAGCTAAACAGCAACAAGATATTGCTCGAGCAGCACAGGCAGTTAATGATGCTAATGCTCGATATGATGCTCAAGAAAAACGTTTTCAAGACTTTACTAAACAGGTAGCAGCCAGCGAATTAGATGTCAAACAACAGGCTCAGGCCGCATTAGCATTTTCTCAACAGCCACAAGCAGCACCACAAGATATTATTGCACAAACACAGGCTCAGGTTCAGGCTCCAGCACCTGTAGCTACTACACCAGAACCAGAAGAACCAGATCAAACACCAATTGCCAAACCAGTGCAGACCAGACCAGCAACTGCTCCTACACCAGCTGCTAATGTAGTCGATATTGATGCGGCAAGAAAAGCCAAAGAATCC